TTGGATTTCATGGTCAGCGCAGTCGTCCAAGTTCAAGCCCGGAGACTGCGAACACAAATGGCGCGGCTTCAAGCCTGATGGCGGCATCACCCTTGGCACCCTCGGCCAGCTAGCCAAACGCGACGGCTGGCGCAGCCGCGAAGCCATCGAACCGCGCCCGACCGGTCGTGCCGGTAAGCCAAGGCCGGAGCCTGCTGCCGCTGCTGCACCACTAGCGCAGTTGCAGCCGATGAACGCCGCAGAACTGTTGGCTTTCCTAAGGCAAGGCGGCAGCGTCTACCGCTACAACACCTTCACCCAACGCATTGAGGTAGACGGCACCGCCATCGAAGGCGCCGAGCGTTTTTACCTCACTCTTGCGCAGATGGGTTACAAGGTATCCAAAGAGATAGCCCTTGACTGCATCGTCCAAGTAGCGCACGAGTCGCCCTATGACCCTGTAGTCGAATACCTCGACCGCGTAGCCGCCACCGTAGAGCCTGCCTACATCGAAGCGCTCGCATCGGCTTATCTGCGCGTTGGTGATACGCCTGGCACCATCTACGACGAGATGCTAAAGCGCACCCTTATTGGTGCAGTTGCACGCGCCTACAACCCCGGCTGCAAACACGACACCGCTTGCGTCATCATGGGCGACCAAGGCGCTTACAAATCATCGTTTTGGAACTGCCTAGCTGGTGACTTTTTTAGCGATGCCCTAGGCGACATCAGCTCAAAAGATGACCTAATGGTATTGCACCGCTCGTGGATTATGGAGTGGGCAGAGCTTGACCATGTAACCAATCGCAAGCACGCCGGTCAAGTCAAAGCGTTCTTATCGCAGGCAGTCGATATGTTTCGCGTGCCGTACGGTAAGTCAACCGAAGCATTCCCGCGGCGTGGAATCATCGTTGGCACAACTAACCGCACCACTGGTTTTTTGGTGGACGAAACAGGTAACCGTCGCTTCTGGGTTATCCCCACAACGAAAACGCAACACGACCAAATTGATACCGCTTCGCTGTTGCTAGAACGCGACGCAATATGGTCCGCCGCTGTTGCTGAATACCGCAAAGGTGAAACCAGCCGACTGCCTGCTGAAATGGAGCGCCTGCTGGCAAGCGAGAACGAATCGTATGTCGTTGATAACCCTTGGCAGGCCGAAATTGAAGCGTGGTTGAAGAAGCATCCACTGGATGACATCACCACCGAAAAGTTACTAACAGATGCCATCAAGAAGCCCGTTGAGCGCCAGAGCAGGCAGGACCAGATGCAGGTGGCGGATGTCCTTAAGCGGCTTGGCTACAAGCGCTACCGCGTCAGCACAGGTGGGAGCAGGGCGTACCAGTACCGCAAGGGCTGCCCTACCTAGGTGGGGTAGCTGCCCTACCTCTGATTTGCTGAGATGCGTTGCGCAGCAGTGGATGTCAGGCTTGCTGCCCTACCTGCCCCTGCCCTACCTCTTGCCAAGAATCCCCTACGTTCCCTTTCCTTCCCCTCTCTTTCTTTATTTATTACTCTAGGTAGGGAAGGTAGGGTAGGTAGGGAGATGCCAGTCAGGCACTGGCTTTTTGCCTGCCCTACCTCTGCCCTACCTGCACCTGAGGTGGGGCATCGCCTAAATTGCCCCCTTTGGAACCCGTCTGATGCGTGAAGTCAAAGTCCGTTTTGAAGAGCCTGACCTCATGGTGCTGGACCAGCAGGCAGCAGCCGCTGGCGTGTCGCGCAGTGAACTCATCCGCAGTCGGGCGCTTGTTGCAAATTGTCAACACGGACTTACAACTGCTGGTTATCACCGTTTAGTCTCCGACGCGACCGCTTACCTGCGTGGTGACATGCCACGCCGTATGGTCGAACACCTCACCGCTTTTGTCATCACATGGATCTCGTCAACATCTCAGCAAAACAGCAACCCGTCATCGACCGATTAAGCGACACCATGGACCTAGCGGTTGCGTATGCCGCCGCAGTGTTGGATAATGCCGCCGATGAGGCTCAGCCCATCCCCGCTGAACTGGTCGCCAGCTTTGCCGCTGATTACGACCGCATCATCGCTTCTCTCACCCAAGCCGCTAGTGTCTGACCCCGTCAACCACCCTGAGCATTACACCGCCAGCAGCATTGAATGTATTGATGCAATCCGCGCAGCACTCACACCAGAGGAATGGCGCGAGAGGCTCAAGGGCGGTGACCAAGACCTAGCCAAAGCCGTCTGGTACCTCACCCACCTGCACCAATGAAGCTCATCACCACCCAAGGCGACCTCGCCCATGCGCTACGCACCGTCGCGCCTGCCATCAGCACCAGCAACAGCCATCCCATCCTCAGCACTGCTCTGGTCACCGCCGCTAATGGCGTCATGACCGTCACCGGCTTCAACCTTGACCTTGGCATCAGCGTCACCATCCCCGCAGCAGTGGAGGCATCTGGCACTGTTGCGTTGCCGCACAGGCTCCTAGCAGGCCTTGTGAGCCGCTTTGAGGATGGCGAGGTACTGACCCTCTCAGATGGCGCTCTGGCGGCCTGTGGCGCCTCCTACGGCCTTGCAGCGATGGATGCGGAGGATTACCCCGCGATGCCCGTTGTAGAGGCTCCTGGCACCGAGCTGATGCTGTCCGCTGGTGTACGCGCCTGCCTGCCGTGCTGCAGCACCGACATCAGCAAGGCCATGCTCTCCGGTATTCACATGGCCGCAGGGCACATGGAGGCAACAGACGGTCATCGCATGATGCGTATTGCCGTTGATCTGCCTGATGGCCTTGACCTCGTACTACCAGCCAGCACCATGCGGCTCCTGCAGGAACACACCGTCACCATCGCTCACGCTGGCGGTCAAGCCGTCATCACCACCGAAGACGGCATCACCATCTACAGCCGCATCCTTGATGGCAAGTACCCCGACGTGGCCGCACTGGTGCCGCCCAGCTTTAAGCACACCATCACCGTTGACCGCTACCGCTTTGCTCGTGCCCTAGAGCGTGTGGCATTGATAGCAGAGGCGCACAACAATGTGGTCAAGCTCACCGCAGCCAGCGGCGGCCTTGAAATCACCGCTGAAGCCGACGCCAACAACGGCAAGGAGCAGTTAGCCGTAGACGGTGACGGCATCGGCACATGGGCGTTTAACGTGCACTACCTGCTAGACGGACTAAAAGCCTTCCGCAGTGCAGAAGCCGTTACACTGTCCGCCAATAGCGCTACCACGCCGGTAGTATTGACGCCAACAGATGACGACGGTAAAACTTACCTTGTCATGCCAGTGCAAATTAAACAGTGACATCCATTAAGGATCTCAAGCACGACCATAAAAACGCCCGCAAGCGCACCGACCGTTCGGCTGCGCTCATTGCGGAGTCGCTTAAACGCTTTGGTGCAGCACGATCAATCGTCATCGACGAAGACGGTCGGATCCTTGCTGGTAACGGCACCGTCGAAGGCGCCCGCAAGGCAGGCATTGACAAGCTGCGCATCATCGAGGCAGAAGGTGATGAGCTAATCGCTGTCCGTCGCACTGGCCTGTCCGAAGACGAAAAGGTAGGTCTTGCACTTGCTGATAACCGCTCAAGCGACCTCAGCGAATGGGACAATGAGATGCTCCGGCAGCTATCCGAGGAGCATGACCTGACGCCTTGGTTTGAAGATGATGAGCTGCTAGCCGAGGTGCTAGAGCCTGAGCAGGGCAACACAGACCCTGACGATGTTCCAGAACCACCAACCGATCCCATCACCAAGCCCGGTGACCTCTGGATCCTTGGCAATCACCGCCTCCTCTGTGGTGACAGCACTGACGTGCTAGCTGTTGAGCGGTTGATGGATGGCAAGAAGGCCGACATGGTATTCACTGACCCGCCGTATGGAATGAATCTAGACACTGACTACTCAAAGATGGGCCATGGTGGCAAAACTCACAAAACTGTTATTGCAGACGATGAGCAATACGACGCAGGCTTTCTTCTTTCTACCTTTGCTTATTGCAAAGAGATTTTTCTTTGGGGTGCTGACTACTACGTTGAAACCCTGCGCCGTAGCTATCCCAATCTTGGTAGCTGGATTATCTGGGATAAGTACAGCGATCAAGAGCGCCACGGTTTATTAGACGGCAGATTTGGTAGTGCCTTTGAAACTTGCTGGTCCAAGACTCAGCACAAGCGTGAACTGGCACGCGTTTTGGTGACGACCAACTACACGGCAAGAGGCGACGAGACTCGCGTGCACCCAACTCAAAAGCCAGTAGCACTAGCTGAGTGGTTCTTTGATCGTTGGGGCAAGCAAGGCAACATCGTTGTTGACTTGTATGGTGGCTCAGGCTCCACCCTCATCGCCTGCGAGAAAACCTCTCGCCACTGCCGCATGATGGAACTCGACCCCGCCTACTGCGACGTGATTGTCAAGCGCTGGGAAGATTTCACCGGCAAGAAGGCTATCCTTGAGGAAAGTAAGGAGGCGTTCTAGTGGCCGCCCCCAGAGGCACTAAACAGGAAACAATCGACCGCGCTAACCGCTTTGCACGCATCATTGCAAACGGTGGGCGCAGGTCCGACTGCCTGAAATATGCCCAAGAAAACTGGGGGGTAAGCGTTAGTTCCTGCGATGCCTACTTAAAGCTCGCACGCGAAATGCTCAAAGCCGACTGGGACATCGAACGCCCGCAGATGATTGCTGACCTGCTGTCCCAATGCAGCACTTTGCAGATGGAGGCGCGTCGTGCTGGGCAATATCACATCGCCCTTGGCGCTATCAATACCGCAGCCAAGCTGGCGCAGCTTTGCTCGTGAGCATTCTTGCTGCAGCACCAACCGGCAGCGTGCTGCAGCGCATTGGTGATGGCGACGGAGACGTGGATGTGCCGGAGCTATTGCAACGCATCAGAGCCGACCTGCATCCGGGGCAGCTTGCGTTTGTTGATGACACCAGCACGCAGATATTGGGCATCAGCGCTGGCTATGGCGCTGGTAAGACACGTGCGCTGTGCGCTAAAGCCGTGATGCTGGCCGCGGCTAATCAGGGCTACATCGGTGCCGTGATGGAGCCAACCGGGCCACTTATCCGGGATATCTGGCAGACCGATTTCGAGAGCTTCCTAGAGGCGTACGAGATTCCGTACACGTTCAGGGCTAGCCCGTTGCCTGAGTACATGCTGCACCTACCAGGCGGTGATACCAAAATCCTGTGCCGCAGCTTTGAGAACTGGTCGCGCATCATCGGCCTCAACCTTGCGTGGGTGCTGGCGGATGAGATTGACACCGTGACGCCCAGCATTGCCAACAAGGCATTTCCTAAAATCCTTGGCCGTTTGCGGTCTGGCAACGTGCGCCAGTTTGGTGCAGCTAGCACGCCTGAGGGTTTCCGCTGGATGTGGAACACCTTCGGCAGTGATGAAGCCAAGGCGCGGCCTGACCGGCATCTCATCAAGATGCGTACCGCTGATAACCCGCACCTGCCGCCGGACTTCATCGAGCGGCTAGAGGCCAACTACGACCCAAGCCTGTTGCGGGCTTACCTCGATGGCGAGTTCGTCAACCTGACGACAGGGCAGGTGTATGACCGCTTTGACCGCGCCAAGCATGTGGTCAGCGAGCTGCCCGATACTGACCGCGAGCCGCTCAGGGTTGGTGTTGACTTCAACGTTGGCAACATGTCGGCTGTCATCGCCATCAGGCTTGGCAGCAGTCTGCTGGTCATTGATGAAATAGCAGGCGCACATGACACCGACGCACTCGCGCAGGAGGTGGTCAGGCGGTATCCGCATCGGCGCATGTACGCCTACCCAGACGCCAGCGGCGGCAACCGCAGCACCAATGCAAGCCAGACCGATGTGCAGATCCTTGAGAGCTATGGCATGTCCAATCAGTCGCCGCGTGCCAATCCTCCCGTCCGTGATCGGGTGGCTGCTGTTCAGGCTTTGCTGGAGAACGGCAAAGGGCAGGTCAGGCTCCAGGTAGCCGAGCGCTGTAAGCGGGTCATCGAATGCCTAGAGCTGCAGTGCTACACCGACAAGGGCGAACCGGATAAGGATGCAGGTTTTGACCACATGAA